CCAAGCCCTACTATCGGGGCTACAAAATTAAGCATTATGTTCTCCTGTAAAATCTAGGTGAGTATATTCCTTCCCACATCATAGAGTTTAGAGAGACAGGGAACGGCGAGTCGTTAAATAATCGTAGTGTAAAGTTATCTGTTTTCTGGTGTATAGGTAATGTAAATATAGTCTGATCTGATACAGCGATATCGTTAGCTAGATATTGGTCAGCGTTGATAACTGGATTAAGGCTGTACCACTCTTCAAGATATATAAGTATCTTTACACCATTACCCGGTGCAGAGTTAAATGTAATCTTAGGTACAGTACCACTTGTTGTATCTACAGTAAATGCTGTAGTTACCACGTTGTTAAGTTTAACTTTGATCTGGTCATCATCTACATAGCTTAGGTCTTCATCTATCCAGTTAAATACTGTAGTAGATCCATCACCTGTATACTCACGTTTACCTTGACGTATACCTTTAGACTTTAGCTTGAAGCCCATAACTCCTGATAATCCTACAGCAAACTTCATACGAGCTATTGTAAGATTCGCAGTAAAATCACTACGCTTCATTTCTTGATCTATTTTGTAGTAAGTCTTAGGTAGTATCACATCAAAGTCATATTTATATCCTACTATAACATCACTAGCTACACTTGTTAAGTTTTTAAATGGTACCTTAAAGTATGTATTACCACCTTCTACTACACGCTCTGGAGATATAGTAAATCCAGATTCAATAAATTGACCTGTAGCTGTAGTACCTTTAATAACTATTACAGGTGTTAAATTAGTTGCATCATTATATGGTATAAAACATTTAGAAAACTCACCAGCTGTGTCAAATGTAACAGAGCTAGCTGTAGCATATAAGTCTATACATGGATTAAGTCTCTGACCATCATTATTAACAATAATAGCATCTTCTGGACTTTGACTAAGACTAGCTTTACTAAGTGTAAACTGTCCACCTTGTTTTGTTACAGCAAAAAATTCGTCAGAATCTGCTGCTATAGTCTGTACATTACCCGGTCCTTCCCAGTTAAACCATGTTTGTAGTTTAACATCTTTACCTTCTGTATACTGTCTAAAGAAATATATGTATCTTGAACTCTGTCCTGAGAACGCAATAAACTGGTTCTGAGCACTTGAGATTAATGTATCGACTGATGATGGTATCCATTCGTTTACAACTCTACCAATGTCAGCTACTTGTGGGTTTTCGTTTTCTCCACGTGTGACCATAGCAAAGACCCTTGTATAACTAGGGGTTTTACTGATAAAGTTAATTGTAGTACCAGTATCAACAGGGTCAATAATCGTATCCATCTCATAGTTAGCTATCGTACGTATAACTGTTTTAGATGGTGTAAGTATACCATCAGCAGATCCCATAAGAAACTGCTGGTTAGCACTAAATAGTACAAGACCTTGAGTAGATGGTATTACACTATGAAGTGCAACTGGTTTAACTGTACTAGCACTAAGATCAATAGGATCTGAGTCTGTAATAGTCTGTGCAGATGTATGATAGAAGTTAAAAAACTTAGCTGACTGACTTAGAATTACAGTGTCAGCAGATAAAAACCCGAGTCTATTGTTGTGAAAGAATGACTGAGTTATTTTGTTACCTACAAATGATGGATGATCGTTAGTCTCATCATCACCTACAGCTCTTGGCTCATATGTTATACGTTGAAATGTAAAAGCATTGACACCTGTGTTTACTAGCTCATGCGGCATAGTAGAATTATCAAGTCCTGTAGATAAAGCTGGAGATAATGTTTCTTCGTAGTATCCCGGTCCAGATGTACTATTGTTAGCTACATATTTTAGAAAGTATGCTGATGTTAGTGCACCACTGTTAACAACTTTAATCACATGATTATGTACTGACTCAGTAGGTAACTCATCTAATGTAGCAACCTGATCTTGAAATACATTTAGCTGATTATTAAACGGACCAGCTGTACCTGTAAGTGAAAACGAAGTACCTGTACGTACTAAACGTAAGTTGTCCTTTAGTTTAGTGACTGTTAAGTTAGCTATATTTAAAGCATCTATACGATTCTTAAGCTCTGTTAAAACTTGATCGTATGTTGTAGTACTACTTGATGTATATGTTGGTATAGCTTGACCAGCTACACTTACATTATATGTAGTATCTATTGATGTACCTGTAATCTTAATTGTCCCCTGTCTATTACTGTTAAATCCGGGGTCAGGTAACTTAGCTACTGTTGTAGTTTTATTTGTAATTATAGATTTATCTTGTATAGTAAGTACATCATAATCTGTACGTGCTCCTGTAAGGTACGCCTGTGCCCCTGTACCATAGGTGATATTAGCTGGTGCAAAGGTTACAGCGTTCCATATAGCAATCGCTCCTGTAGAGCCTCCTACGGCTGGTGTGATGCAACCTATATATTTTTCTGTTTCAGTTCTTGATATAAAGAACCACTTTGAGTTGTCATATGTGGTGCCTGTACCTAGATTACCAATCCACTGAAACCCCGGTCTTTTTGTAAGACCAAAGGTTGGATCAGGATAGCCGTTGATGCACTCCTCGACTTGACCGGGAAGTTTCTTATCATCAGATTGTCTAGATACTCCACCAAGATAATCGTCAACTCGCTGAGTTACTGCTGGCATTATCGTTGTAAAGCGTGAAATGGTTGATAGCTTTGATAGTAGTTTTGTGAATCTTGTGGATGTCCAAACATAGTGAACTGTCCTTGTGATGTTTCGTACTCCATAGCCAAAGCTCTTTGTTGTACTTCTTGTTGTTGTAGGCGTTTGTATTGATCGTCGTCTCCTACAATTCTACCAGATACAATCGTAGCAGCTCTAGATGTTATGTAGTTACGTATCGGTTCTGGTAAATCTACAAAGTCAAACTCCCATATTATATCACATTCTAGTTCATCGACATCCCATGTGAATGTATGATTTTGTCTGTCGTATAATTTACCTGATCTCCTCACAGCACTGAATGTCATGTTTTGTGAGTTCTCTGACAATTTAATTTGTATTATGTTATTAGGTATAACAATCTGCTTGTCAGTATTTGTTGGTATTTTGTAGTGGTACTCCTTGTTAAAAGTCCATCCTTCAGATTGTACCTCTCGTGACACCTGTAATAGGGTAGCATAGGCAATCGCAACTTCCGGGTTGGTTTGGTCTAGTGTAGTTACAGGAGCCTGACCACAGGATGTAAGTATTTGATTTATAGCTGGTAATTCTTCAGCAGCATTTGTGGTTGGAAAAGGCATAATAAAAAAGGGGAGCCGAAGCTCCCGTATAAAAAATAAAAATTAAGCGTTAGCTGGGTATGTTGTACCGAATGCAGCGTTACCTGTAGATCCGACAGCAGCACCAGCGATTAACTCAACGCAAGCAGCAGGGTTTAAGAAGTCTGCTCCCATTGCGAGTCTACCTAGGATTACATCACCTTGGTAAACGACACTCACATCTCCAGATGTAATCTGAACTTGTGGTCCGATTGATTCTACAACACCGGCTCCTTCTTTTTGGAAGATAAGTCCGCAGCTGTTAGCGAAATCAGAAGCGTTACCGTAGTTGTTGTTGATACCAGTTACAGAAGCTCTACCGTCTTCAGCTGTTTCACCAACGAATGATCCTACGTTTCCGGGGCTTGTTACACCGGGGTTTGTTGCAGATGCAGAACCGTACTTAGTACCGTATGAGCCGAAGAATGGAATGTTCATTGACTTGTAGATCTTGATGCCTGCAATTTCAATGATACCTTGTCCTGACTGTAGTGCAGTACCTTGTGTATCTCTGTTGATAAGACCGTTAGAACCAACACCTTGTATTAATTCGTAGTACTGTCTTGGGTTCAACACAGCAACACGTCCTTCAGAGCTTACTCCTTTCTCGTCTAGTGCAGCAGCTGCATCGTAGAAAGCGTTGATTAGAGAAGCTGGAACGTATGCGTCAGATGCTTGGTTGTTTGTACCAACTCTGATCTGTGTTCCGCCGGGCTCGACAAAGCCTGACTTAGTGATTGGAGAAGCTTGTCTAGCACCTTTAGCGATAGCTCTAAAGATTAGTCTATCGTACTTCTGTGCAAGAGCATATCCAATCTTCTTGGAAATTTCACCACGTAATTCGTAGTGTGCTAGTGTCTCGTCTAGCTCATATACAAACGCAGAACTGATTAATAGGTCGTCGATTGTAATGGTTTTTTCAGCTACTGGAGGTGCACCATCTGTGTTACCTAGTATGCTGTTGCCGGGTACGTGGTACTCAGCTTTTGTGTGTCCAGTGTAGACGAACTGAAGTGACTTACCGTTTGTAAGTGTTCTCTTCATTACAAGGTCTCTAGCGATTGCGTTGTGCTGGAAGCCTTTGAACATCTCTCCACTGAACAGCTTTAAATAAAGGGCACGGGCGTCACCTGTGCTATTATTCTGACCGGGGCGTGTAAGAGCCGTAGTCAGAGTACTATTCTGTTGAGCCATTGATATGGATTAGTAAAGATTGATATTGCTTAGTACTAATTTTTCTCGAGATTTTTTGTGGTCTATCCCACCGTCTAGACGGCATGAGGTATCCGGCGTACCGGGCAAATGCCAATGGCAGGGGAGTCCGACTCTGAGGTGCTCCCCGGCTGTTTAGTAAGAAGGAGTCTCTAGTTGAGCATCTTCTTTCTTTTCTTCAGTTTTGTTTTCTGGTTCTGGAGCAGGGTATGTCTCAGGTGTTAACCTTGTGACTGCTGCTCTCATCACCGAGCTTTGATGTGCCATTACTTAACAAGTTTAGTATATGTAACACCACGGTAAACGTAAGTTACTGTCATAGTTCCCTCCGATACCTAGCCCCCGTTCCATGACTAGATGACATGCGTCGCATTAAGCGATGAACGGACGTCGGAGTTATCCTATTTGTGGTGCAGTTAAAGCTACGTTTGTAGACTCAGCTGATGCTAAGTCAAGTGGGAAGTTGTGAGCATTACGCTCGTGCATTACTTCAAAGCCTAAGTTAGCTCTGTTTAATACATCAGCCCATGTTGGTACGATCTTGCCGTTAGCGTCAACGACGGACTGGTTAAAGTTAAAACCATTAAGGTTGAAAGCCATGGTGCAGATGCCCATCGAGGTGAGCCATATGCCAACCACGGGCCAAGTAGCCAAAAAGAAATGTAAGCTACGAGAATTATTAAAAGAGGCATATTGGAAAATGAGTCTACCAAAGTAGCCATGTGCAGCTACAATGTTGTATGTTTCCTCGTCTTGACCAAACTTGTAACCATAGTTTTGTGAAACCTCTTCCGTGGTCTCCCGAAGGATTGAGGAAGTAACAAGGCTTCCGTGCATA